GCTGAGACTCCTACTCCACAGACTCCGAATCTTGATGGTCTTAAGACAGAGTACGAGGGTAAAATCTCAGCTCTAGAATCGAAGCTCGCTGAAGCGGACGGTAGATTCCAAGGCATCAAAGGTAAATTAGATGATGTCTACAAGAAACAAGATGCCCAAAGGAAACAAGAGTTGGAAGACCAAGGGCAATGGAAAACCCTCTGGGAAGAAGCCAACAAAACCGCCCAAGAAAAAGATCAAGTAATCAATGATCTTAGGCGTGAGAATAAAGAGATGAAAGTCTCAAATGAAACTGCCAACTTAAAAACAGCAGCTTTGTCCGCCATTAGTGATGCTGGAGCGATTAATGCTGACCAGACATTATCTTTGCTTCAAAGTAATTTAAAGCGAAGTGAAGATGGCAAAGTTGTTGTACTTAACGGTGGGGTTGAGCAAGACTTAGGAACATACATAGGGAACTTAAAAAACCCTGGTAGCGGATGGGATCACCACTTCAAAGCCAGTGCTGCGGCTGGGATGGGTGCTAAACCAACTCCTACATCAAATGTCTCTCCTGGTATGCCTAATCCCTGGAAAGAAGGTAGTATTAACATAACTAGGCAAATGGCCCTAGAATCTTCCGAGCCTGAACTTGCAGCGGTGCTGAAAAGGGAAGCTCAATCTGGTTAATTCTGTGAATTAGCTACCGAGTCTGTGACTTGGACCTCGTTAAATAATGCCCCTTAATTGAAATGGCAGCTCCGTTTCAGAATTATTCTGGCGGTGTCCTTCTTGCGGACATCGTAAAAAGAAATAACTTGTCTCGCTATGTAAGTGAGGCAATTAAAGAGCGCAGTTTATTCCTTAAAAGTGGTGCTGTAGCTCGTAACTCTTTCCTTGATGCCAAGGAAGGTGGTACACGTATTCAAGTTCCTGAGTTCAACCCAGTTTCACCTACAGAAGAGGTAATGACTGGTGCGGCTAACTGGGGAACATCAACTGCTGGATATTTAACTCCACAGAAGATCACCACAGATACACAGATTGCATCTATCTGCCACAGAGGCTTTGCCTATGCGGTTGATGACATTGCAACTTTGGCTGCTGGTGAAGATCCAATGCTTCACATCCGCAACCAGCTTGCTGATGCAATCAATAAGTTAAACAGTCAGAGACTTTTCTATCAGTTACATGGTTTGTTTGGTTCTGCTTTAGCAGGAAACAAGCTTGACATAGGTAAAGCTGGTACTGGTGCTGCTGAAGCTAACTTCTTGACAGCTTCTACTGTTGCAAGAGCAAGAAATCTTCTTGGAGAGCGTGGCGACGAGCTAGACACTCTAATCGTTCACCCTTCTGTTGGTTTCTACCTTTATCAGACAGGACTGTTAACCTTCTCAACTTCTTCACTAGTTTCTGGTGGAGCTGTTACATGGGGTGGCGGTGGTGCTGGCGTTGATGCTAAGAGCATCGGTACATTCGCTGGCATGAATGTTGTTATGGATTCTCAGGTGAACGCTGTTCAGCCTGGTTCCAGTGGACATCAAATTGAGTTCTACTGCTACTTAACTAAGGGCGGAACAATTCTTGAAGGTGTTCAGCAGGATCTACGGATTGAAGCTGATCGCAACATCCTTTCTAAGCAGGACGTTCTATCAGTTGATTATCACACTGCATACCATGTACTTGGTACTAAGTGGACTGATGCTGGTGACAACCCAACCAACTCCAACCTTGGAGCATCTGCTAAGTGGGGAGCTACTTACGATATTGATCTAATTCCTTTAGTTCAGTTAACAGTTAACTCACCTCTAGACACTTCTACTCTATAAATAGAGAGCAGTAGGTCTGCATAATTAAGCCTCACTTTCGGGTGGGGCTTTTTTATGACGCTATGATGGGAGAGATATCTATTTATTGGACTGTGGCTGCAACAATTAGTGCCACCTTAAAAGGGGAAAATTCTAATAGCTATGTAACTTTAGCTGAAGCTAATAGTTATTTTGAGACTGTCCCAAACTCTTCAACGTGGACAGATAAAACTGACGATGCTAAGAACAGAGCTTTGATTTCCTCTTGCCGATGGATAGATAGTCTCAATTATTACGGTGATAGATGTGAAGAGGAACAAGCTCTCAAATGGCCCCGAAACAATTACGAGGTCGATAATGTTGAATTGGTATGCACAGCCATACCTAAAAACATCAAGTATGCACAGTACGAATTGGCTAGAGCACTGGCGAATGAGACTGACGCTGTTACAGGAAACAAAGGAACTGATGGAAATATTGAAGAAGTTAAATTAGGAGAAATCGAGGTTAAGTACTCACAATCCAGTCAAGGTACAGGGACAGTAAATAACATCTTTGATGTTTACCCTTGGTTACAAAGCTATTTAGGTTCTTATTGCTTAGGTGGCTCTGGTAGTTATCAAGTCAGGCTTGTGAGAGGTTAATCATGGCAGGATCACTCGACACCGCACTTAAAAGTATTGCTAAACAGGTTGTTGCTAATCTTGGTACGTCCTTAGATACAACGATTACTTATAACCGTAAGGTTAAGAGTAGTTATCGTATTGAAACGGGGGAGCAGCATGTTAGTACGACTTCTTACTCGGACATTAAGGTTCCAATTGAATTTATTAATGCAGAAGGAGATGAGGAGAAAGAGTCAAGACAGGCGAAGTTATATATAACGCCTGATTTAATAGGAGACAATCAACCTACTTTCGAGGATGAAGTAACGTTGAATTATGCAGGATCAAATAGAGTGGCTCAAATTACAAATATTGATACTAAAAAAGGTGGTCAGGTTTATTTATATACGTTAGTTGTGAGATTCTAAATGGCGAGAAGAAGAGCTAAAAGGAGAAAGCCTAAGCAGAGTTATGCAGAATTACGAGCTTCTATAAGCACGAGAGAAACAGTAAAAGACTTTGTTGATAATTTCACTCAAGATTTATATGACGAAATAGAAGCTGATTTTAATTTACTTATAAAAACTACGGTTGCAGATTTAACGAGTGATTCACAGTATGGTGGTTATAGTCCAGTTTTGACTGGTTTCTTTGCCTCTAATTGGAAGGCAGGTGTGAAGCCTATTGATAAAACCGAAACGCCTAAAGGAACAGAATGGGAGAGTATTAAGAAGAAAACTATTAGAGTTGGTGGAAAAACAAAGACTGTTTTAGCACCTGGCTATACTCCTTTAATTAAACAAATACATGTTGTGCCTGATTTTAAATTGAAACAAAGGGTTTATATAGGTAGTGCAGCTAAATATGCTTCTTACGCTTTATTATCAAGGAAATCAAAGCTACCAAGTTACACACAAGGAGGTGCTGGTTTGACTAACTTAAACAAAAGAATTGAAGAAATAATGACAGATCGTAAAGCTGACATTCGTGTTGGGGCTGGAGTTAGAGGCGGAATGTTTACTGGTAGATTTAGAAGGAAATTTGAACCAGGGTACAGACCTCAAACTCAGTACATTCCTCTTAAATAAAGGTTTTCCGTAATGACACTTGTAAACACTAGGGCCGCTTTAGAAAAAGCTATTACTGATGAAATTGTGGCTTTGAATCCTAAGATTAAGATTGTTTATGACAATACAACCTTTACTGATCCTGGCAAGACTGTTCAATGTGTTGTTATAACAGTGAATTTCGGGCAAGCGACGAAACAAAATCAAGGTGCTTCCAGTACTTTTTATTCGGGATTCGTTCAATGTGATATTTATGTTCCAAAGAATAAAGGGACTGCGACTTTTGCTTCGATTAGTGAGTCAATCATTACAGGGATGACCTCTGTTAATGAATCAACTTATGTCGATACATACTCATGTAGCCCTAGAACATTAGATATAGTTGGCCCTGGCCCAATAGATAGTGAAGATGAAGCACATTTTAGAGGTATGATCTCTTGTCAGTTTTCAGCCAACGCCTAGTATACTAATATTGTAAAGATTACTTTTTTATGGCTAAAGCCCTTGAACTTCTCCGTAATAGCTTCGGAGTAAGTCAGTTATATCAACATGATGTAGTAAAGAATGGAGAGGTTCTTCTTTCTGTTTACTGGCATCCTTTGACGATTGCTGAGAGAGAATCTATTCAGAAAAAAGCTAATAGCGAAGATGCTAATGATTTTGCATTAGCTTTGATGATTCAAAAGGCTTTGGATTCTGAGGGGAAGAGGCTCTTTAGTGATGGAGAGAAAGCAGCTCTTAGGAGAGAAGTGGAAGCGGCTGTCTTGCAAGAGATCCAGCTAGCGATGCTTGAATCTGGAACGGATAAGGAGGTAGAGGAAGCTAAAGCAGACTTGAAAAGCTAGAGGAGAAGTACGTTTTGTTTATTCTTTAGCAAAAGAGTTAGGCAAGACAGTAGCGGAATTAAATCAGACTCTTACACGAGAGGAGTTGATTAATTGGGCTGCATTTTTTGCTCTTCAAAATGAAGAAATGGAAAGAGATAGGGAAGCTGCTCAAAGAGGTGCTGCTAGTCGAACACAAAAGAGGTAAGCTAGGAATAGTTTTTGTTCTCAAGAGGGTTTGGCTAATTATACCCGCTTAATTGAATTAAAAGTTAAGGATGATGCTCTGAAGAGAGCGACTGTACGTTTGTTTAGAAGTTTAGAAAGAATAGAGAAAAAATTAGATGTAATAGGAGGGAAAGGGGGAAAAGGTTTTACTCAAGTTGCCAAAGGTGCTGAGAAATCTGCTGTTGCTGTTGAGAAGTTAAATAAAGCTACCGTCAAATTATCAACTCTTTCGACAGGAGTTAGAGGCTCTATCAAGGCTACAGCAGTCGCATTAGGACTTTTTGGGAAAGGAGCGTATGACACCGCTAATGCTTTAAGTAAATTAACTGGAGTTTATAAGCCTGTAGGTATAGGTGCTGGATGGCTTAAGAGCCAAATGATTGGTGCGAAGGTAGCTCTTTTAGGAGCTGCTGCCGCAGCACCATTGCTAACGAAGGCATTAGTAGCAGGAGCAGCAGCGTATGTAATCTTTGGATCTAAAACAGGGTCAGTTGTAAAGGGATTGGTTAAGGTAGAGAGATTTGCAAAAAAAGCAACCCAAGCTGTAATTGAATTTGTCAAAAAAAGCAAAGCACCTAAAGGCGGTGAGATAACAATATTCGATCAAATAATGTCTGCCAAAGGTGGAGGATTGGCAGGGCTACAGAAATTATTAGATCAAGTTACAGCAGCACAAGCTCGTCTTATATCTACAAATTCAGGATACTTAGCTCAAACAATTCAAGTCAGAGAAGTAGAAAAAGCTTTAAATGCCGAATTAATGGCAAGAAGGAAAATATTAGATGGAGTAATTCTCGCAGAACAGAGGAGAGTAGGTATTGGTTCAAATATTCAAGAAGCAGGGAGAGCAGGAGGTCTTGAAGGGTTAAAACGTCTATTAGCAGAAGCTGAGAGTATTCAGAATAGGATGCTTTCTACAGATGAAAAATATGCAGAACAAAGTTCAAAAGTTCGGATAATTCAGAGTGCTATTAATAAAGAACTTGCCCGTAGAGAAGTTTTGATGGGTAAATTGAATATTAAAGAGGAGAAATCTGTTTCGTTGGCTGAAAGGTTAAGAAAGGCTGGTGCTGGATTTGGTGGTCGAGTTGCAAGAGAAATGAGGCCAGGGAGAGGAATTGAACGTAGAGGATTGGCTGCTGCTGGTATAGGTGGAGCTGCTGGATTGGGAATGATGGCGAACACAGGAATCGGAAGCTTTACAGGAGCAGGTTTAGGGAAGGTAAGTGGAGCAGCTTCTTGGATGATGGGAGGGATTCCAGGGCTTCATGGTGCGGGAGCTGGTTTAGCTAAAGCAACTACTGATATAACAACACTTTCGGCTGCTGCTAAGGGATTAGGCGGGATAATGGCTTCTCATCCTGCGATTCTTGGTACTGCTTTAGCGGCTTGGGTTGCTTTCGGAGATAAAGGTATAAGGAAGGCTATTGAAAAGATGTTTGGTTTAGGGAAACAAACGAAGAAGACTACTGCGACTTTATTTGAACTCGGTAAGACAACGAAGTTGTTGACGACTGGGATGAGTCACGACTTTAAGGTTTCAGCCGATGCTGCTAAACAATTAGGGAATACTGCTGAAGTTGCATTTAAGAAATTAGACATAGCTTATAGGAAGCAGAGATTGGCAAGGGCTAGATACGAGAAAGGTGTTTCTCTAGGTTCGGGAAATATACAGAGAAGTGGTTATGGTGCGTGGAGTGCAAGAATGGATAGACAGGCTGCAACAACAGCCGCTTTCAGTGATCCAGCAAGGAGAAGTGCAGCAGTTACCAGTCATTACGATTTAAGAGGTGAAAGATTGGCTCAACTGAAAGGTGTGGGTCAACAGTTAACAATCGAACAAAGAATAAATAAAGTATTAGCAAAGAGAGGACAGATCTTACAGGGGAATAGGGCTGTTAGGCAGCGAGGTGGAGGAGGAATGATGAGTGGCTTTAGTGGAACGAAGATGGGGCAAGCTGTACTTGGTGGTGGATTCCCATTGTTATTTGGTGGTGGCCCAGGGGCAGTCTTAGGTGGTGCGGCTGGTGGTTTGATGGGTGGCTTTGCTGGAGGGATAGGTGGTTCGATTATTGGTCAACAATTAGATCGTTTTGTAATGGCAGCAGCGGCAGTTGGCAAGGCTTTACAAGATCCAACTACAGGTCTTCAGAAGTTAAGTGATATGGGTATAAAAGTAGATGAAAGTATCAAGAAGCAAGTAGAAAGTTTAGTTAAGTTAGGTAATACTTTTGAAGCTCAATTAATAATACAAAGAGAATTTGCCAAAATTATAGGAACTAAAGGTGTCGATGACTTACAGAATTTAGGGGAAGCTTTCGATGAATTGAAAGAAGCAACAAGTGAATTGTTCTTGATAATGTCTTCACAATTAGCTCCTGCTTTCACTGTAGTAACAGAACTTGCGACTAAATTTGTTCGTGCGCTTACAGGAGATGCAACACAAAGAGCAGCTATTAATTTAAACCCAGAGGCTTTTGGAAAAGCAAAAGACACAGCTAGGAAATTTGCTCTTAGTCAAGGATTCGGGAGCCATGATCCTGCTGCTTATAGGGCTGTTTACAACGATAAACTGACTGAACTAGCGCATGGAATCGTGAAGGAATCGACTCCTTTGACAACTTCAAGAGGAGGATCTTATGGTTCAGGTCATGCTGGGATAGCTGATGTCGAAGGTACAAATTTAAAACTTTTAAATCAGCGTATAGAATTATTAAAAGTTAAAGATGATTTAACTAATAAAGAGTTATTGGATTGGGAAAAGAAAATTCTTCATGCGGAAACAGATGTGAAGTTAGCAGAAGCGGCTAATGAAGGAAGAAGCGTGGCCTTGATCCTTAAAGACCATGAATTGAAGATGTTGCAATTAGAAAACGGTTATGTAAGTGAGTTAGACGAAATATATAAAGATATAGCTGTGACAATCGAAGATGGTTTAGTTAATGCAATTGAAGGTGCAATTCAAGGCACAAGGACTTTGGGACAGGTTGCTTCTAGTGTCCTAAGTCAAATAGCAAACAAGATGTTGAAGCTTGGTGTTAATAAGTTACTTTCCTTCCTTCCTGGCGATCTTGGAGGTTTATTTAAGGCTGATGGTGGTCCAGTATCAGGTGGTTCTCCTTATATTGTTGGAGAAAAAGGACCAGAGCTTTTTGTTCCTAAGTCAAGCGGTAATATCGTTCCAAATCATGCAATGGGAGGTTCAATGGTTGTTAATGTAGATGCTTCTGGTTCGTCAGCAGAAGGTGATGATGATAGAAGTAGACAGTTAGGAGAACTTATTGGTGCTGCTGTTCAATCAGAAATTATTAGACAGCAAAGACCTGGAGGTACACTTTATTAATCATGGCTAATTTCCCTGCAATTACTCCAACATACGGAGCAGCAAAGACGAGTCAACCAAACCTAAGACAGGTTCAATTTGGTGATGGTTACGCTCAAGTTATACGCTTTGGTCTTAATCAAAATCCAAAGACATGGAGTTTAAGATGGGAAATTTCTGAAACAGATGCAGATACGATAGAAACCTTTTTAAATGCTAGAGCTGATGATGGTGCGACTTTTGGTTGGACACCATTAGATTCTTCTACTGCTTATAAGTGGCGTTGTTTTGCTTGGACTAAATCATTAATTTATAAGAATAGAGTTTCTCTTAAAGCAACATTCGTTCAGTATTTTGAACCATAAATGGCAGTAGCAGCTTGGTCACAAAACACCGCATATAATCTCGGTGATATAAGAAGACCTTCTTTAGTTCCTGTAGATGGTCTGTTCTTTAAAGTTACAACGGCTGGAACAAGTGCTGCGACTGAACCTGTATGGGCAAAAAATATAGGTGAAACAACCGCAGATGGGACTGTTGTTTGGACTGCAATTAGTAGCGTATATGAAGACGTTTCAACGTTAGCTCCAAATACAATTATTGAGCTATTTGAGATGCAATTAAGCAACGATTTGCATGGTAGTACAGATACATATAGGTGGCACAATGGCTGTAATGCCAATGTGTCTGGTAACATTACTTTTGCGTCACAAGCTTATACAAGACAACCTATAGAAGCTAATGGGTTTACTTATTCAACGCAAGGTACTCTTCCTAGACCAACATTGGCAATTGCAAATACTGGAGGTGTAATGACAACATTGTTACTTCTAGTAAATGATGTGACTACAGGTAATGATTTAGGTGGAGCAACGGTTAGACGAATCAGAACCCTAAAGAAGTTTTTAGACGGTGAATCCGCTGCTGACCCAAACGCACGTTTCCCTACAGAGGTCTGGTACGTTGATAGAAAAGCCTCCGAGAATAGAAACGCTGTTACTTTTGAACTCGCAAGTGAATTTGATCTACCTAACACACAAGTTCCTAAGAGACAATTAATAGGAAATATTTGCCAGTGGGCTTATCGTTCTACCGAATGTTCTTACTCTGGTAGTAATTATTGGAAGGCAGATGATTCTGTGGCAACTTCCTTAGCTCAAGATAAATGTGGCAAACGTGTAAGTTCTTGTAAATTAAGGTTTGGAGCTAATGGTGAGTTACCATTTGGCTCTTTCCCTACCGCAGGAAGAACACAATGAAATTATCGGAAGCGATCCAAGAGAAAGCTCTCGTACATGCTAAAGAAGATTTCCCTAGAGAAAGTGTTGGTTTAATTCATATTGTTAAAGGTAGAGAAAGGTATTTCCCCTGTGAAAATATTGCTGATGAGCAAGATTTACATTTTGTTTTAAATCCAGATGATTACATTGAAGCAGAAGAAAAAGGAGAAATTGTTGGTGTTATTCATAGCCATCCAGTAACAAATCATGCTCCTAGTCCTGCTGATTTAGTTGCATGTGAGAAGTCTGGATTACCTTGGCACGTAATCAATCCACAGACGGAATTATGGGGGTACTGTGAACCATCAGGATACGAGTTGCCTTATGTTGGCAGGCAGTTTTTTCATGGGATTATTGATTGTTATAGTCTTATTAGAGATTTTTATAAGCGTGAATTTAATATAGAACTCACGGATTATCAGAGGAAGAATCAATGGTGGTATAAAGGCGAGAATATGTATTTAGATCACTTTAAGGATGAAGGCTTCATAGAGATACCTGCGGAAGAGATCGAATATGGATCTGTTATTTTGATGCACTTAGAAGCTGAAGTCCCTAATCACGGAGGTATTTATATTGGGGATGGCATGGTTTTACATCATGTTCAGGATAGACTGAGTTCACGAGATCTTTATGGTGGCTTTTACCAAAAAAGTACCGCTAAAATCCTTAAACATGAAAGTCGTTAAAGTTTACGGAGAATTAAAGAAGCGATTAGGTCAAGGTCGTTTTGAACTTGATGTAGCTACACCTGCTGAAGCTATAAGAGCTTTATGTGCAAACTTCCCTGGGCTACAGAAATGGATCGTTGAGAGTGAGCAGGATGGAGTTGGATTTAAAGTAAAGGTGGGGAAGGAATCTATAGGAGAAGATAATTTAGAAGAGCTTCACTTTCCTTGGAGCGAGAGGGATGTATTTAGCATTACGCCTGTTTTAACTGGTGCTGGTAGAGGATGGGGGAAGGTATTAATTGGTGTTTTGTTAATTGGTGCAGTGATGGTATTTGGTGGAGCTGGTGCGCTTGGCTTTAAGATTGGAGCAGGGGCAGCGAAAGTTATGACTCAGGTAGGTATTTCGATGACATTATATGGAGTAGCAGAGATGTTGTCTCCCGTACCAAAAATGCCTGATGATCCTGAACAATTACAAAGTTTTAGTTTTAGCGGGGTTGTCAATACA